TTAGATTGTGCTATTACATAGGAAGCATACAAATATAGTAATACTAAAAATACTCTCATAATTGCTCATTAATTATTTTATTTAATATTTTTTTGAGGTGTCTATTTAGCTACATGCTAATTGACTTTGGGAAACATTACTTGATGTATTATCTTATGTAATGTAGGAAAATTCTTCCCATTATTACTAAGTCTGTTTTAAAGCGTTCAGTAAACTCTAAGAGGCTTTGTCCCTTAAATAATTCCATAATACATTAATTTTCAGAGTGCAAATATATGAAATTATTTTGATACCTCAATAAAACATCTCTCTTCCTGTTTCAGGATGAGGTACTATAACCTTAGTTTGGGCATAGTTAAAAGTTCCTAATAGTAAGAATGCTGTAAATAATAAATGTTTCATAAATTTATTTTGGAGCATATATTTGTTCCTCATATACATAAGAAAAATCTCCTGAAAGACACTTATCAAATAACGTTTCTCCTGTATTCGCATCAATTGTGATGTATCTACTATAAAATCTGGATGGTCCTTCTATAACAACATAGATAGGTCTTGGCCTAAGTTTATCCTTATAGCGATCTATACTCCATACATAATTATTACTAAACAAATCAATTTTATATTGCTCTTTCATAAGATTTACAAAATCATTAATAGTTATCTTATAATAGGCATCCATATCTTCCTCTTTTATAACATTACCATTTGTATCATATTCTTTCCAAACACCAGTGTCAATACTATAAAAATATGTACGTTGAGCCATAAGTGATTTTGTTTCTTTATTATATGCAAAAACATATTTTATATGAGTATGAGAATCATATTCTGAAACTTGTATCACATTAATACCCTCCAGTATTTCAACAGTTTTATCTCCTTTCTTTAACTTTTGATCTATACTATCAGATCCATAGTTTATCTCATAATCCTTATAAAGCCCTTCACTAAAATAAAACATCTCTCTTCCTGTTTCAGGATGAGGCACTATAACCTTAGTTTGGGCATAGTTAAAAGTTCCTAATAGTAAGAATGCTGTAAATAATAAGTGTTTCATCTTCTTTTTTCGTTTTCAATTTCAATTTTAATAGCAGGATTTACAATAGCCCATTGCCAACACCAAGTACTATAACAAGGATAAGGAGCTAATAAATCAGTATAAGACATTAGATTTGTTGTATAGTTTAGAGCAAATACATATTTTTTATTGGGAAAGATAATGTTTGTATTTTCTCCCTTATCTTTGTGTGTATGAAAATCTATAAACTTTTCTACCTGATTAAAGAATTTAGTTTTAAGAACCCCCATAAGAGTATTAATAACATTCCCCTCTGAGTCTTTTTCGCTGCAAAGGTACAAAATAAAGCTGAAACATTTACTTTTGTTTTCTCGGGTGTAATAGAAAAAGAAGCAGCATCGCCACGCCCCAAAGGAAAAGGGAGAAGTAGGGGTGTCTCCTCAGATCAAAGGTTTGTTTGTGGGTGTCCCGAATATGGGTCTGGTGGGTCTGCTTCTCTGTAGTTCGCTGCTCATGCTCCTTGAGCTGCTCCTGCAGTGTTTTCTCCCTAAAGTGCAGTTTTAGCACCTTCGCCCCTTGTATGGAAAGGGTCTGCCCTTGTGCTGTCTTCTGCTGGGAGATAACCACTCCTTGCAAGGACTGCGCTGGCAGGGGCGAAAGGGACAAGGAGGGCACTCGTTCGGGCGAGAGGGGCAGGGGCGAAGACGAGGCAGCAGGGGCGAGACTATCGGCGGGGACAACCTCCAAGGCGATTTCTTGCGAATGCCACTCCCGCAAGAGACTCTCGCCCCTATACTCGTGATAGGCTTCCACAGAATCACGTTGCTGGAAAAGTTGTGTATGCTCTTGGCTTTTCTTGACACTCCTACAGCTGACAAGGAGTAAAAGAGAGAAAAAGAAAAATTTCATAATAATTTTTAATTTTTAATTTTTAATCATTGTTCATTAATCATTGTTCATTAATCATTGTTCATTGATCTTTCGTATAATTCTCCTGAGTTTGCCTTCGTAGTCGGGGTCGGTGGCATAGCCTGCTTGTGCGATGAAGTGAGCAAAGTCGAGAGGGTCTTCACGGTGGAGGAGTGCTTGGCGGTAGCGAGGGTTGCGGGTGAGCAGTCGGGCGTGGTGCAGGAAGCTCTCAGCGGGGGAGTCGTAGCGGCGAAACCAGTCCTTGACCACGTGTAGGTATTTGCCATTGGGTAGCGGGGTGATGCTGAGAATCTCGGGGAAGTCGCCCTTACGAGCGGGCTTAGGGAGTATCTCTTGGGTGCGTAAGAGCTGCTTTAGGTGGTCAGGGGTGAGTGCGGTGGCCTTGATACCGAAAAACATATTGCCGGGGGTATGGGCGCCCCAGCCTGTCTCCAGCGCCGCTTGGGCAAGACTAAATAGGGCGGAAATACCCGTAAGTCGTTCGCTCTCAAGGGCGTAGGGGAGATATTGTTTCTTAAAAACGTAGGGTGATAGTGGCTGCATGTTGGTGTATTTTTGCAAAAGAAGTAAGAGTTTGTTTGTCAATAATATAGTGTATGTTTCCCTGTACCCATGAGGCACGTAGGGCGCTGATAACCTCTTGGCAGAGTTCTTTCAGGCGGTAGCGTGGGGATACGTATTGGGCGCCTATCCTCCCCATATATACGTAATGATCAGGGACGTAGAGGAGAATCTGTGCCTGCCCACTGGGAGGGGGTAGCTTCTCACTCGGGGGTTGTCCCTTGGGGCGAAGATAGCGGCAGGCAAGACACTGGATGACTATATCCTCCTTCTGTGAGTCATTAGGACGGTCATTGCCTAAGTAAATGCCCCCGCTGAGTCCAAGACGCTTCCTTACCTCAGGTGTGGAAAGAAGCTGGTAAAGATGGGTTTCTATTTCGAAAGTCACGAAAATAATGATTAATGATTAATTTAAGTTTTGCAAGTTCTGTAATTTATTGATATTCAAAACCTCCCCCTACCCCCCTCCAAAGGGGGAATGAGATAGTTCATGATTCTCAAGGAGTTATAGAAAGGGCATTTTCCAAATTTATAGACAATTTTTATCTTTTTCAACGCATCCCACATACCCAGCTGTGAGCACTCGCTGGCTTTCCCCCTCTCGGAGGGGGTAAGGGGGAGGTTCTATTTACAATATATTGATTATTAAACAATTATAAGCCTAATTATAATCTAAAAATGACTTACGAAACTTAAATGATTAAAAATTGAACATTGAACATTGAACATTGAACATTAAAAATTGAACATTGAACATTATAAAAAGATTCTATTATGCAGTTGTCCTTGGTCGTATTTCTGTACGATGGAGCAGCTACGGGGGTCGTTGCCTTCGGGGTCGTTGGCAATAAGGATAAGGGAGCCCTCGGGGATGTGTGGGGCATCGCGGGGGAGGTACACCACATAGGCGAAGCGGCGGAAGGAGGCATTGGCGGTCTGTACATGATGGTAGAGGCTATTGGCCAAAGGTACTTCCTGCCCCTTGCTATTGGCCTCCTGCAAGCAGCGACAGGCAAAGGAGCGCGAGAGGGTACTCGCCGTCCATGTGCCATCATCCCGCTGCTGGGAGAGCGAAGGAGTAAGAAGAAAAAGATAATGAGGGTAAAGCATTTTTGAGTGAAGAGTGAAGAGTGAAGAGTGAAAAGTGAAGAGTGAAAAGTGAAAAGTGTAGCCAAGCGAATGAGCTTGGGTATGTGGTGAAGAGTGTAGCCAAGCGAATGAGCTTGGGTATGTGGTGAAAAGTGAAGAGTGAAAAGTGAAGTTAGCTGTGGACACTCGCTGGCTACATTCTTCGTTCTTCACTCTTCACTCCCTCCGTTCTTCGTTCTTCGTTCTTCGTTCTTCACTCCCTCCGCTCCCCTCACCATATCTGTGATTGATCGTTGAGTTTAGGGGCGTGGGAGGGGAAGAGGATGTTGCGCTCGCCCAGCTCATAGCATAGGGCGGTGTAGTACTCCTTGAGGGCTTCTAAGTTCCAGCTTTGGGAGTAGGCACCTTCGCTTTTCTTCAGGGAGGCGGGTGCCAGTATCAGGGAGAAGAATTGGTAGATGGCTCTGTCGCAGCGGGCTATCTCCACGGGGGCTTGTGGAGATAGCTGCGCTTTGAGCAGAAGCAGCTCGAGGGTTTCCTTCTCTATCCCTAAGGGTGAGAGGGTGCGGCTCAGGTATAGAGCATTGGTCATTAGTTCTTGTTCCATGAGGTGCTGTTGGTTTGCATAAGGATGGAGCGAGCGGCGAGGTTCCAGGCAGGGAAGAGGTTGGCGATACCCTCGGTGACCTCACGCACGGGGGATTCTTCGGAATACTTCTTGATGAGGGTATGCCCGTGGAGCACCTTTAGGGCGTGGGAGGAAGTCATCTTCATGTCGATAGGGGCTTTCCAGTAGGTGTTGCCCAAGACCTTGCTTTCGGAGAAGAGAATCACGTCGTCCTCAAAGGGATTGCCCGTTCTTGTCTCCCCACTGATGGATTGCAAGGAGATCTCCTGGTCGATGACGATGATCTGCAAACCGCGATAAGTCTCGGCATGCTTGGCAAGGTAGGCATTGACGGTACTCAGGTCAGGAGCATCGGCAAGGGGAGCATTGGCATAGGGAGCACAGCGCTTGCCTACTTCCTCTTGTGAGGCAAACTTGAGGAAGGTATCCACATTCATAAAGGCATATTTGTAAGAAACCCCGTGGAGTAGTTGCCCTAAGCGCAAGGCCTTGATGAAGTCCTTGGAGAGGGGTTTTCCGGTGGTATTATTGTTGTAAGAGGCCTCTACTCCTATTTTCTGAGCGGCAGGGATTTGGTAATCCAAGTCGTACTGACTTACTACAGAAGCGTTGTTTTCGGTAGTCAGCGAGAAGCGTCCTAAGGAAATCTGTTGGAGTGCCATCCATTCGGCACGAGCAGCGATACCATGCCAACAGGCCTTGGTGTCATCAGCCCAGAACTCGATAAGGGAGAGCATATCGGGGTTGGCGCCACAGGCAGCCACCATTAGGTCGTACTCAGTGAGTTCGTCCTCATTCTTCTCGCGAGCGATGGAGAGCTTAGGGATATCCCCAGAGAGCTTAGAGAGTCCTTTGCGGTTTTTCTTAGGAATAGAAGCGCCACGAGCGATGATATCTCCGGCTACTTTCAGCCCTGCTTGTCCCTGAAGCATACGCCACGAGAGGGTAGAAGCCTCTCGCAAAGGAAAAAGAGTAGGATAATAATATTGTTCGAGATTGTAGGAGCCTACAACCGCTTGCAAATCGGTCTGGTTAAGACCTGTCATAAGTGATGCGTTCATTTTTTTTAATAATTAGAGAATAATGAATAATGAATAATGAACAATGATTAATGATTGACCATTGATCATTGAAAATTAATTATTGATCATTGAAAATTGATCATTATAAAAAGATAACTCCTTTGAGGGCGTCTTTGATGGTTTTAGGCATAGGGGGCATGAGGGCTTCACTCACTACGCAACTCACCCAAGCGGCACAGAAAAGGTTGTCGCGCATAGGCACCAAGTAGGTGTAGGAGGCTAAAGCCACGGGGGTCACCTTGGGGAGGAGGTCATTGCCCTTGGACTGGAATAGGGGTGTTTCTTTAGGGAGTTCCACTCCTAAAGCCGTCTCAAGAGTCAGGAGGTCATACTCAGGGTTTTGCTTATTGACTGTTTTGATTTTCTGCCCCTTAGCGGTATCCGCAGCGATATAGTCTCCAGGGAGGAAGTGATGTCCCTTGGCAATCTTTATCTCAGTAGCAGAGGCGCTTGTCAGGGTAGTGGAGGTTCGGGCTGTTTTTACGGCGGCATAGCGCCCGAGGGAGTCCTTGCCGATAGGCGTTCCTGCGATGAGTTTAGCACCCCCTAAGACCTCTGTTGTAATGGTTACCCCTCCGGAGAGGTCGGCCAGGGTGTGCATAAAAAGACCTGGAGAGGGGTAGGATTCGGTAATGTGTAATTTCATAGGTCGTTGTTGGTAAAAGAGTTATACTTGTTTTCCTTTGAATTGTTGCTGCGCGTTGGCTTGGAGTTGGATAAAAGAGACCACCGCAGGAGAGACATTCTGGCGCGGTGTCTCCTTGGTGTAAAAAGGCGGGTGTTGTAATGCCAAGCTTCTGTTGGCGAGGGTTTGATTTGCCTGTTGTACGTCATTTTTCTTTTGTTGTAAATATTGTTCGAAATCGGCAGGGGTAGCAAAGTGCATTAGGGGGAAGTCGCGGAGACTCTGCATGCGGAAATTGCTATCTTGGCACTGGGCGAGTACCTCCTGAAGGCGGTTGTGTTGTAGCTGTTGTTTTTGTTGTGTCTCGAATAGGCTTAGGCGCTGTTCGAAAGCCAGCACAGCCTTTCGTACACTCTCCTCGATGCGCTTGTCCAAGGAGTCCGCAGCACTTGGGGTATCCCCTGCTACAGAGGGAGTTGTGCCTGTCGGGGTGGGGATTGTTGCCGCAAGATAGTCCGCCACTTGCTCTGTGGTGAGCTTATTGACCAAGGCTTGTCCTTGGTGAGCATCAGGCTGTTGGGCAGCCAAGGAAGCAGCTAAGGACTCCAAGTGAGCGGCATTCATTCCTGAAAATTTCTCTGTCAAGAGCGATAAAAATTCTTCTTTGTTCATGGTTTTAGGATTATGAGGTATTAGGGTTTCGTAGACTAACGCCTAAAACCTGTTTTAAATTCGATGCAAAAGTACAACATTTTTGACGTACAAGTCAAGAAGAATTGTTGTGAGAAATGAGAATAGAAGTGGGAGGGGAGAGGGCAGTGAAAAGTGAAGAGTGAAAAGTGAAAAGTGAGCAGAGGTCAGTGAACAGAGGTCAGTGATCATTAATCATTGATCATTGATATTGGCATGGTGTGAGTATGTTTACGTGTGTCGTAGGGGCAAAGTCCGCGAGCTGGCGCAGCGGAGTATGTGATGCAATTCGCCCATATTGCAATTCACCCATGTTTTCAATTGCCCCCATTTGGAAGGGCTAATTGCAATTAGCCCCTACACGTGTGTTATCAGGACGTTCGCAAGTATAGATGTAAATACGTGTAAATATACATGTAAATACACAAAAAGCATCACGGGCATGGTATGGATTTGTTTGCGTGTGTCGTAGGGGCGAATTGCAATTCGCCCATATTACAATTCGCCCATATTGCAATACGCCCACATTGCAAATCGCCTATGTTTTCAATTGCCCCCATGTGGAAGGGCTAATTGCAATTAGCCCCCTACACGTGTGTTTTCTGGACGTTCGCAAATATACATGTAAATACACAAAAAGCATCATCGGCATGGTGTGAGTATGTTTGTGCACGTTGTAGGGGCGAATTGAAATTCGCCCTTATGCTGTTGCGTGCGTTTTTTCCTCGAATCGCTCACATTACAATTCGCTTATGTTACAATTCGCCCACATTGCAATTCGCCCATGTTTTCAATTGCCCCGATGTGGGAGGGCTAATTGCAATTAGCCCCTACGCGTGTGTTTTCTGAACGTTCGCAAATATGCATGTAAATACGTGCAAATATACATGTAAATACACAGAAAAACATCATGGCCATGGTGTGAGTATGTTTACGTGTGTCGTAGGGGCGATTTGCAAATCGCCCATACAGAGGGCTTTGTTTCTAGATTCTAAAAAATTGTTAAAATAAATACAATTAACAAAATAAAGCCTATAAACAATGAAAAAATTTTTATATTTGCCCTGTAGTTCAGAAAAAATAAATGTAATAAATATGAAAAAGTTATTTTTTGCAGGGTTGCTTACTGCAATAGTAGGGGGGAGTGTAGTGGCGGCCTCACTTCCCTTTTCTGTTTTAGAAGATCCACTGGAGGGAATACAGCAGCGCCCTACTACTTACAAAGTGTCTGGTACACTGATGAATAGACGTAATCATGTGGCTATAGCAGGCGGGATGATTACCCTGAAAGACCTTACCACAGGCGATCAACAGTCCCTTCCAAGCGATACTCAAGGGGGGTATACAGTAGTGCTACAAGTGGATCATAACTATACCCTACAGGCGAGTGCTTCAGGCTACAAGAGCTCCGAGCCTGTCACCTTCCGCGCCAATACCAACGACCCCGAACGTGTTCCCATGAAAGTGCAAGACTTTAGGCTGAGTGAGCGGTAAAAAATAAAAGAGAGCGCAAGCTCTCTTTTACCAATTCTAACCACAAAATCTAATATATGAAAAACAATTTATCTTTTTGTTTCTTTGACGGTGCAAAGGTAGGGTGGTTTTCTTCTTCGACCAATAGATTTTTATTATTTTTTTCTATACTACTATCGATTTTTTCTATTTAACTTCCTCTGATCACTGATCACTGCCAACACAGACAAGGGCGATTTGCAAATCGCCCCTACAGCAGGATGCAAAATCTTCATGCCAATATCAATGTTCAATGATTAATGATCAATGATTAATGACCTCTGCTCACTTTCCACCACATACCCAACCTCATTCGTTTGGCTACACTCTTCATTCTTCATTTTTCACTCTTCACCACATACCCAAGCTCATTCGCTTGGCTACACTCTTCACTCTTCGTTCTTCACTCTTCACTGCCCCCTGCCTTCTTATATGTTAAATCTCTTGTTTTTGGCTTTAAAATGTTGTAATTTTGCAACGTTTTTAATGTCGATTAGTAGTCTATTACTCATTAATCGTTAATCATTGAACATTACTCGTTAATCATTACTCATAAGTTTCGAAAACTATTTTTAGGCTATAATTTTATTTACAAAAACTAATAATCAATAATATACAAAACAACCTTCCCCTTTACATACTCCGCTCTGGCGGACTTCCTCCAAGGGGGGTAAATTCGCTTAAAAGACTAAATTTGTTATTCAATATGAAAAATATTTCCTTCTATAACTTATTGAATTTCTAATACTTATTAATTCCCCCTCCATGAGGAAGTCGCGAGAGCGAGTATGTGAAGACGGGGAGGTTATAAAAATCAGCAACTTATAGAACTTGCGTTACTCATTGAACATTAATCATTAATCATTGAACATTGATCATTATGAAGGATTCATTTGTATTTTATCGTGATTGGCTCAACGTAATGGAGCAATTACCCGCTGAGATTCAGCTCGAACTATACCAAGCAGTAGCCCAGTATGCCCTCAATGGCAAAACGCCTACGCTCTCACCCATGGCAAAAATCGCCTTCGGGTTTATACAACAAACCCTTGATAGAGATGAAGATAAGTATCATAAAACAGTCGTATCAAGTAAAGTGAGTGGGCGCATGGGAAATCTTAAGAGATGGCATAAAGATCTTTATCAGAAAGTGCTCAAAGGAGCTCTTTCTTTAGAAGATGCTGAGGATATCGCCCAAGCGATGAAAAAATCGCCCCCCGATAAGAAAAATCGCCCCCCGAAAAATTTATCGCTTAATGATAATGATAATGTCAATGTCAATGACAATGATAATGATCTTTCTTTTTTAGAAAAAAAGAAACAAAAAAGCGCGAGTGTAAAAAAAAATGGCATCGAAGAAATTGATTTTGAAGAGCTTTCGGTAGAGACGCTTAAGGAAGAAAAAGAAAAAAATTCCGCGCAAAAAGAAAAAGAAAAATCCTCGGCCAAGGCATTCACCCCTCCCTCTCCTGCAGAAGTGGCGGCCTATTGTAGGGAGCGCGGCAATGATATCTCCCCAGAGAGCTTCTGTAGCTTCTATGCCTCCAAGGGCTGGCGCGTAGGGAATCAGCCAATGAAGGACTGGCGCGCTGCTATACGACACTGGGAAACACGGCGCTCCCATGAGAACAAACAGCCATCTTTCCCCAAAAACAAACAATCTCAATCCTTAGTTATCGATGAAAATGGAAACATCTTGTCCACAGAGACTAACAACAATACCACACAAGCCAACACTTATGTGGCAGGAAGACAAACCGCAGCTTCTCTTAGCGCAAATCTCCAAGGTTGGTAATGGGCTTTCTCCCGTGGGCTTTGTCGAGAAGCTCAGGGACTTTGCTCCTTTGCGAGAACAACCTGAGCCGGTAGCCCGTATGGCTATTGGGCTGATTGTCACTCAGCATGCGGCTTTGATAGGTATCAAGGGCACTATTGATGCCATGAATAAGGAGGATATCTCCAACCTTATCTGTAGCCGCTTTGCTCACTTGGCTTTGGAGGAGCTCCACAAGGCTTTTCAGCTCGAGCGCTATGGGGAGCTGGGGGAAGCTACGGCGCACTACAACCTGATCAATGCTCCCTATATAGCTCAGGTACTCACCAAGTATGTCTCTTGGCTGAGGAAAACGCGCCAAAACCATCCTCACCTCTCCCTCGAGAGGACTCCCCGAGAGGAGACTCCTCCTGCACCTCCCTCCCGAGAACGCATAGAAGCACTCGCCCACCAGATGCAGCAGCAGTACTTGCAAACCGGACAAATGCCGCTGTTCTGCTCTTGGCTCTTCGATGCCATGCGGCAGGTGGGCATGCTCCCTGATTTCTCCCCAGAGGAAAAAAACTCCTACAGGCTCGCTACCAGAAGGAACGACTCGAACTCTGCAAGGAGAACAGACCCAGATACAACCCCTCCGCCTCCCTCTATAAGGAAATCGCCCTGAAAAAAGAAATCGCCTTGAAATACTTTTTTGAACAAAGGGCAGGGGAGAGTGAAGAATGAAAAGTGAAGAGGGGAGAGTGAAGAGTGAAAAGTGAAAAGTGAAAAATGTAGCCAAGCGAACGAGCTTGGGTATGTGGTGAAGAGTGAGCAGAGGTTATTGCTCATTACTCATTGATCATTCAGTAGAATTTGCTTTATATTAGCATGAGGGTTTTTGCGTTCTGTTGTAGGGGCGATTTGCAAATCGCCCATATTGACAGGTGATCATTAATCATTGATCATTAAAAATTAATCATTAACCATTAATCATTAAAAAAATGCTTTATATTACCATTCCAGAAGAATCGATAGAGGAATCCTATCGAGAAGTTTTTGTACATTTGTATACCACCGTTCAGGCCTTGGGAGGTAGCATCCGCTATACCTTTGAGAAGGCCAAGATTCCTTCGCAAGAGAGAGAAAGGAACTCGTCATCTTCGTGTGAGTCAGCGAGTTGTCCCGCAGGGCTGAGCCATGAGCGTCTTGGGCAAATCCTCACGAAGGTCTGCCGGCTGACGGGCTGTTTGGCACAGGAGATATGTTCGACCAGTCGAGTGCCTAAGA